CTTGACCCTGAGCTTGTCCTTGACCCTGAGCTTGTCCTTGACCCTGAGCTTGTCCTTGACCCTGAGCTTGTCCTTGACCCTGAGCTTGTCCTTGACCCTGAGCTTGTGGCTCTTCAAATTGACCTTGTCCTTGACCCTGTCCTTCTGGTTGACCTTGTCCTTGAGCTTGTGGTTGAGCTTGTGGTTGAGCTTGTGGTTGAGTTTCTTCCGTTCCTTGAGTTTGAGCTTCTCCCTCTGTCTGAACTTGTGGTTGACCTTCTCCTTGAACTTGACCTTGTGCTCCACCCATTAGTGCGTTACCTGGTATTTTATCAACATCAAGATTATTTAAGTTGATATACTTTACAATTTCTTCTGCAACATCAACGTCACCAAAAAACTGGCGTAAGTTTTTACCTGTAGTATCTTTAACTTTTTTAACGTATGCGTTAATTAAAGACTGTGGTATATCAATCATAGTTTTAACTTTATAAATATCATTTACTTGTAAAACAGACTCTCTAATGATTTCTTCTCTGTTTTTCTTTAGACGATAATTTTCAAATGTTCTAATATGCTTCATTTTAATAAGATATTTTTTATTAGTTATATATTAAGTGTAAAAAATCATTTTTTTCAATTTAATGAATAAAGATAATTCCTAAAATAAGACCAATTATTGCGGCTCCTCCACCGACTCCTCCCCAAATCATTTTGGTTTTTAACTCGCCTATTTGCTTATCTTTAATTGTTATTGTTTCATCTTTTAATTTCATTTGCTCGTTCCAAAATGACTCCTTTAATATGTATTCATTTATTCTACCTTGTAGATTTTTTATTTCTTTATCCTTTACTGATAAATTTTCTTTGAGTTTTGATATTTCAATTTTTTGTAAATCAATCACCTTTTCTTTTTCATTCACAGTTTTAATACAAATTGAATCATACTCTGCTATTTGTTGAGCATATTTTTCTAAAAGTATTAATAAATCAGAGTTATTATCTAATTTTTGAGCTTGCTCAATAGTTAGTACAATTACTTTTTGACCCAAGGAGTCTATCTCATATCTAGGATATTCAATTGTTTGAGCTGATAAAGTAAATGTTAATAATAAGAATATTAGTAAACTAAATATGTTTTTCATTTTTGAGTTTTATTTTTTAGTGAATTTAATAAATCATCACCAGTTCTGTTTGGTGGGTTCTTTTTGAATTCTTCAATTTTTGATTTTGTTTCCTCTAAGTCCTTTTTAATCTTTTCTAAGTTACTTTTAGATTTAGCAGCGTTTTGTTCCGCTGTTTTTATTTCAGATTCTAATTTGGCTACTTGTCCTTGTAGTTCTTTATCTTTCTTTTCTAATTCTAAATATTCATCTTGTAATTTCTTTATTCTTTCATCCGAATCCTTCTTTTTATCTTCTAAAATTTTGTACTCAGTTTCAATTTCTTTAAGTCTTTTTTTATAATTTTCATCTGTTCCAAAATACCATAAGTATCCAAATAACAAGCAAAATCCTAATAAAACTAAAAGAATTATGGTTTTAAAATCAATTTTCATCGTGATAATTTTTTTTGATATATATAAAAAAAAGATTTACCGACTTTTTTATTTTAAAATTTTGATATATATTTGTACTTATGAAATACTCTAAATTAATCTGTTTTGACTTTGATGATACTCTGTGTCACACACCACTACCGGAAGACGGTAAAGAAATCTGGCTTGAAAAAACTGGCACTGTTTGGCCTCACCGAGGATGGTGGTCTAAACCAGAAAGTTTAGATTTGAATATTTTTGATATTCCTATAAATAAATGGGTTTATCAAAAATACTTAGAAGCTGTTACAGATGAATCTGTTTATTTAATTATGGCTACTGGTCGTATTGAGCCTTTAAGAAGAGAGGTGGAGATGGTATTGAATCATCATAATCTTTCTTTTGATGAAGTTTATCTAAACTTTGGTGGTGACACTTTTAGTTTCAAGACAAGACTTTTTGAGAATTTAATCAATAAGATTAAACCAGAAGAGTTTATTATGTATGATGATAGACAAGAACACCTACCAAAATTTGAGGAGTGGGCTTTGACTCAGCCTTGTAAAGTAACAGTAGTTGATGTTGTGAACAAAACCGAAAAAACTTTTAATTAACAATAAATATAAGTATTATCTATGGCAACAATTACTAAGAAAAAAACACAATCAAAGGTAGAAGAATTAATTTCTAAACCTTTTAGATTAATCTTACATAATGATGATTATAATACATTTGACCATGTAATTAACTGTTTAATGAAGATATGTGGTCACGAACTTGAACAAGCCTCACAATGTGCTCATATTGTACATTTTAATGGTAAGTGTGATGTTAAATATGGTGATTATGATACTGTTTCTAAAATGAAAGAAAAGCTTCAAGTGTCAGGTCTTTCTGTTACTCTTGAGGTTAATGGTTAAAGTCTTTTATTGAACCAGTCCATTCCATTATTATTTCCATACGAATTTCCGGACTTAAATCTATTTTTGACTTGTTTTCTTACTCTTAAAACTTGACTATAGTCTACACCTTCTACATAATCAATATTTGATAAACATTGATTTATGTAAGTAACCATTTCTTTATCTATTGATTTAGACATATATTCATCTACTATTTCTTTGAATTCGGATTTAGGAAATATAGATGTTGTGTTAACTATTGTCATAACACAGTCGTCATGTCCTACGTCAGCTGCGTATTTTATGTTACCAGCTGATGTGGTGTGTTTTACAAATGTTGTGATTTCTCTAATTGTCTCTTCATTGTTAATAGAGAATCCTTTAGATAACATTAGGTCTTGATAATCTTTTACCAACATATTTTTATTTTCACCTACTTTTAGACCAATCTTTTCCTCGGTTGAGTCTGCTCTGTGTTTGTATCTAACAAATACACTAGATCCATAGTTATTATTTCCATCAAAAACGTGTGGCATTTCTGCAAGTAAAGCATTTCCGTAGTTATTTAACTCTAAAACTATTTTAATATTTTCTGGATTAAGATACTCAAATACTAGTACATAAAGAAGTTCAGCTAATTGTTTAACAGATATAATATTACTTCTAAAAAGACCTATCTGTTCAAGTCTAAAGAAGTCTACAATTGATTTATAAGATAGTTTCTGAATTTCTACTAAATCTTTTGGTTTATTTGTTATTCTAAACATATTTATAACAGAGTAATCTTGACCTAATCCTTCTGATATATCGACGGATAAAATGATTTTATAATCCTTTCTCCTTACAGGCAAAAACAAATCATCATCCTCTACCCATTTTAGTCCTTCATAACTAAATTTTATGAACCTATTAAACTCAAATATTTCCTCAAATTTATAGTTCTTTTTATTCTTTAATAAATCTTCTATTATGCCTTCGTTTAGAAGTGATTTACTGGAGTTTATAAATCTTAGACCATATTCCTGATTGAACGCATCTTCACCACCAATATCTTTTATTGCTTCTTCTTTCCATGTAGTTACTTCGGCTATTTCCCTAATTGATATTTCTAACTCTTTTGAGTTTAATAGTTGTAAGGTTTTTACTTCTTCATCTGAACAAACATCATTATTGTATATTGATATAACATCTTTTTGTAAATCCATATTATATCCCATATCAATTTTGGTTAAACTACCCCATCTTTCTTTTATATTGTTTAACACATCTTCTTTTTCTAAACCATTTTCGTATAATTTATGATTATTCAATCTAACATAAGTTACGAATCTACCAGGTACTTGATACCAATAAACTCTCATCGGTTTATAGTTATTTTTCTGTGGATCACCAACTGGTCTCTCAGCGTCTGTTAATAATCTGTGAAATAGGTTCATACCATTTGGAGTTGATGTAATAATAATCTTTGAGTTTTGTACGGCAGCAGTTGTTGGAAAGGCTGCTGTGTAGTATGGTTCTATAATGTTGGATGGAATGTGAGCAAACTCATCTAAATAAAGAACGTCAATGGTAAAACCAATAGCTGGTGTTTTTGTTCTAGCTGATGTCTTGATTCTACATCCGTTCTCAAATGTTAGAGACTTTTGGTTCCAAGTTTTAATACCAGGTTTTAGAAAGAATGGTAGTAGTGTGTAGATTGATTTAATCTTATCAACAATTTCTACAGCAGTATCACCTTTGTTTGCAACAATCATTATGTTCTTGTCATTATCAAATAGAATCTTGTGTAACATGAAAATAGCCGATGAAATTGTTTTACCAACTTGTCGAGATGCCATCAATATGTTAAATCTGTTGTTTACAAAGTTATCTAATATTTCTTTTTGATAGTCTCTTAGTTTAATTGAACCTACTGATCCATCTTCTCTTTTTACTTTACAATATTTTTCTACAAAATAGTGTACATCTAGTGCGCATCTAACATATTCTTGTTGTTCATCAGGTGTCATTCTAAATGACACACCAGCCCTTCTAAGACCAACTTCTGATTTTAACCAAGGATTTTGATATCTTTTGACTACAATACCATCATTTATCTTATCTGTTGCTTCATCAACTAGTTTAGTTGTGAAGACCATTTGTCTTTCTGTTGTTACAATCGCCATACAAAGAAGGTGAATTTTTAATATATATTGTAAAAAACCACTTTCTTATGTCAAAAACAGAAAATGAAAGAAATAGACTTCAAGATGAATTTGA